ACAATGTGTATCCGCTGCTGGAGGCCATCGTTGGCAACCCGAGCCCGGACAGCGTTGGACCCGAAGCGGGCAACCGTCAGCCGCGTGCGCTCGACCTCCGCACCGAGAGTCTCCGGACGCTGGTGAATCAGGTGGTCGCGGTCGTCAACTCGCTGAACGAGAACCTGCTGCACCGCGACGGTGTGGACGCAACGGTGGACGGCCTGCCGTCACCGAGTTCCATGCGCGGCGACCTCGACATGGGAGACGACCCGCTCGCTCCTGTGCTCCACAAGGTCGTCAACATGGCCGACGGGGTGGCAGATACGGACGCCGCCGCCAAGCAGCAGCTCGATGTGGTGCAGACGTTCCTCGACGGCCTCTTGGTGCAGCTCAACGGTGCGCTCCGGACGGACGGCACGAATGCGATGCTCGCGACGCTGAACATGGGCTCGCAGCGCATCGAGTTCATGGCCGACCCGATCAACGTCTCGGACGCTGTGACGAAGAGCTACATGGACACGGAGACGCTCGACATCCGAGCCGATCATGTGAAGCGCGACGGGTCGAGCGTGTTGATCGGCAACCTGAACCTGGGAGGGTTCAAGGTCATCAACATGAACCTCGCGGCTCCGACGCTCGATGGCGACGGTGTGTCGCGTGGGTATCTGCTCACGGTGCTCGCGGCGATCGCGGCGACGCCTTCGGGAACGGTCGCGGCCTACGCCGGAGCCATCGCGCCGACCGGCTGGTTCCTGTGTGATGGATCCGTGGTGTCGCAGACGACCTTTGCGGCGCTCTTCGCGATCGTCAGCACGACCTACAACACCGGCGGCGAAGGCGCGGGCAACTTCCGTCTGCCTGACCTGCGCGGTCGTATCCCGGTGGGCCTCGACAACATGGGTGGCCCGGCGGCGGGTGTCATCACCGACGGTCAGGGGATCATCCTCGGCGGCGTGTTCGGTGACGAGGAGCACACGCTCACCGTGGCCGAGATGCCGAGCCATGCGCACCAGTACGACGATCAGTACGTCGGCACGTCGAGCACGGGCGCAGAGGACGGGCCTTCGGCCACGAACCTCAACGCGGACTTCACCGAAGAGCTAGGGCGCACGACGACCTCAGCAGGTAGCGGCAACGCGCACGCCAACGTGCAACCCGTGATGGCCATGAACATCATCATCAAGCAGTAGCAATGGCACAGTGGCCCCCTACAGAAGTCACGGCGATCCCCGCGCCGCCCGACGCGACCTACCCGTCGCGAGATGAGGTAGGTCCGCTCAAGCTCGTGGGGCCGACCGCAGAGAACCAACAGCCGAACGCGCTCGATGTCCGCACGGAGACCATCCGGCAGCTCGTCAACACGCTCGCGGCTGCGGTGAACGTCCTCCAAGAGAACTTCCTCGACATCGACGGAGCGGACGCGCCTATCACCGGCTCGGTGCAGGGCTCGTACTTCATGCGCGGTGACATGGACTTGGGCGGCTTCAAGATCGTCAACGTCGCCGATGCCACGATCATCACGGACATCATCACCGTGCAGCAGATCGAGGCGATTCAGTTCTCGGCGGAGGACGACCTCGAACAGATCCTCGATACGCGCGTGGTCTTCCAGGACGGCACCGCCCCGATGATCTCGAACCTCCCGTTGGGTACGGGACTCCTCGACGTGCAGCGCGTTACCAACCTTGCGGCGGCTGCCATCGGAACCGACGCGGTGCGCAAGGATACGTTCGACGCCGAAGCCGTCCTCGTGCGCAGTGAGCTGCTGCCGATCGTCGGCACGCCGGGGATGGCGGGGGACCTCAACCTGGACGGCACAGGCGCGGGGCATATCCCGATCAACGTCGCCGACCCCGTGAGTGATGCGGAGCTGGTGAACAAGAAGTTCCTCGACGATCAGGTCGCGATCACCGCTTCGACTGACGTTCCAATCGGAACCGTGCTGCCGTATGCCGGTGCAGCGGGAAGCATCCCGACGAACTTCCTCCTCTGCGACGGGCGCGAGGTCTCGCGCTTCACATTCGCAGGGCTGTTCAACATCATCGGCATCGCCTACGGGTCGCCGACGAACGGCAACGTCTTCAAGCTGCCCGATATGCGAGGCCGTGCCGTCATGGGTCTCGACAATATGGGCGGGCAACCGAAAGGGCTCATTTCGGCCTTGGCCGGGAGTACCCTGGGTGGCAAGTTCGGCTCCGAAGACCACGCGCTTGCGGTCGCTGAGCTTCCGGTCCACACCCACGACTACGACGACATCACCTACGCAGGCAATGCGGGGGTGGAAGAGGGCGACGCGGGTGCTCAGGACACCGACAACCTATTCGCGAGTACCGTACGCACGTCTGGCGGAGCGGGGAGCACTGACCCCCACAACAACACGCAGCCTTCGATGGCGCAGACGTACATCATCCGGGCGTGAGCTGCGCCCTCTACAGAAAGAGTCCCATGCGACACCTGAGACTACTGCTCTGTTCCCTGGCCCTGCTTGCGTTGTTCGCACCGACGGTGCGCGCACAAGATCCCGAGTTGAGGACGCCCCCCGCGCCCGTGGAGGAAGCCCCGCAGGGCGTCCGAAACAAGTGGCACCCGGACGACGTGGCGACGCTGCTCGCGATCTACAACGACATCCAACTCGCGAAGCAGAAGCTCTCTGACGCGGAAGCCGCTCTCCTCGCGGTCTGCACCGAGACGAAGGCCGCACGCGATGCACTTGGCAAAGCTGAGGCTGCGTTCATCGCCCTCTCGTTTGCTGGTCCGCTTCAATGGCTCGACCCGGACCCCCCGGTCGATCCTGATCCGGACCCGGATCCTGACCCGACGGACCCCGATGCACCTTTCGAGGGGCACGAGTTCACCGGGCTCCCGTTCAACGCTCCGGCCATTCCGAACTACCGCATCCCGACGATCGACGACTGCGATTGGATCATCGAGGACGATGCGAAGAAGACCGCTGTGAGCACGCACGGGCTGCCTGCGATCGACAAGTACAACAACAACATCGCAGCGGCGTACCGCGCGAGCATCAAAGCCGGTCACACGCTTCCGATCACCTTCGGCATCTGGGGCAACGGTGGTCGCGTGCACGTCGGCGGGCTCTACAACGCGAACAGCGATCACAGCCTCACCGTGACGAACCCGGACGGCTCCTACCAAAGTCTGTCGGTCGAGTTCGTCGGCCTCGATGACTCGTGTGAGATCATGCTCGGGTGGGCGACGAAGTACGGCTACCCCGACTACATCGGCGCGTACAACATCGGCCTGCGCGGTCCTAACGACTCGTTCATCATTCGGGCGAACGAAGGTGTGGACAAGATCGTCATCGACGGTTGCTGGTGGTTGCCCAATGTGGGCTTCGGTCCGGGTGGTATGCACGCCTCCGGCATCCACGTTGACAACTGGCACACGTTCGTCTGGCGCAACCACCAGTTCCGAGGCGTTCTCCCGAGCGATCCGGGCACGCTGTTCCGTGAGCATTCGGCCTACCTCAAGAGCTGCATCGACAACGACGGCGGCACTTGGATCGTCGGAAACAACCTGCTCAACGGTGGCCGAACGGGCTTCCAGATTCGACCGCAACGCTTGAGTAGCGACGGGACGTTGGAGGATGCGAGGCCGCAAGGTGTCGTGGTCGTCGCCTACAACACCTCGGATGGCTACGGCGATCACGGGGACGGCGGCGGTGCGATTACGGTCTGGTCCAATCCCGACAACGACACGTACGTCTTCGGGAACAAGATCACCGATGCGTTCTTCCAGTGCCTCGTGGTTTCACCGCAGGCCCCGGACCGTGACTTCACCAACGCCAACGGCTTCCCGATCAAGTCGCTCTACCTGTACGACAACGAGTTCGAGAATGAGCGCAGCCGTCGTGGTTGCGCCTCGATCACCGGCGTCGAGACCGTGCACCTGTTCTGGGACAACACCTTCGACGGCAGTCCGAATGCGGACCTCGCGCTCGACAGCTCGTGGGCCATGCACGCTGTTCAAGGCCCTGCGAACGGGGAGGTCCGGATCTACGGGCGGCAGAACGTGGACTACATCAAGACGCTCAACGTCAAGACGTGGGACCCCAACAACTCGAACGGTGGTCTGCCGGTGCCCAAGGCGACGTTGGAGAGCTACTTCGTCCCGATGCCTCCCCCCGGAGGTTGATCCCCACGGGGACACGGTGTCCCCATTTCCAGGCTGTAGACAACCCCGCCCCGATCTGACACCATTACCCCTCGACCAACTGAGGACGCCCCAATGACACTGGCCCACATCACTTCTGTACGGAACACGCTCTGCAACACCGTCGTTGACTTGCTCGACATCGGTGCGGGCGCTCAAGGCGATACGCAGATCGGCACGGCGGCGTTCGCGGCCATCCTTGCCACGGTGCTCTTCGAGGTCAAAGGCACGGGTGCCTTCGGTGCTGCTGCTGCCGGGATCGCCACGATGACCAGTCCGCCTCGGGAAGACTCCAGCGCGACGGGTGGTGGAACGGCGGTGACCTTTCGCTGCCGGGATGCCGCCGCTGCTGAGGTGTTTCAAGGCACCGTGGGAGCGATCGCTTCCGGTGCGGACATGGAACTCTCCTCAACCCTCATCAACCCCGGTGACGCCGTTCGCTTCAACTCCTTCACGTACGCATCCTCGCCCTGAGGACTCCGACTGTGGCTGCCGACCTACT